GGGACGATATACTGTATGATCGAAATTTTGGTTAGGGATGACCAACTTATTAAAGCGCGTGATCAGGCTGTCGAGATGGGTAAACTTCACAACAGCATTACTAAAGGTCAGGGCAATGTCGCAGGATTTATAGGTGAAATAGTAACTGCTGAATTGCTTAACGCTACACAACAAAACACCTATGACTATGATTTGATTTTGATTAATGGCGAAACTGTGGATGTAAAAACAAAAAGAACATCAGTCACTCCTTTGCCGCATTACGATTGTAGTGTGGCTAAACTGAGCGAACATCAACAGTGTAATCACTTTGGATTTGTACGAGTAAAAAACGATTATAGTGTGGCATGGTTCTTGGGCGTGATACCTCGTAAGACCTACTACGAAGTAGCTCGCTATATGAACAAAGGAGACGTAGATCCTGACAATGGTTATATTGTCAAATCGTCATGCTATAATTTATCTATTGAAGAGCTATGGAAGGTGTCAATACATGAAAGTTGTTCTTGATGTAGAAAACACTGTGACTAAGCGCGATGGCAAGCTTCATCTTGATCCATACGAATCGACAAACAGCTTGGTTATGATTGGTATTCAGGTGGAGGGTGAGGAGCCTAAACACTACACCTTTGATCACATTGAATATGATTGCAAATACGAATATCGCAAAAAAGACTGCGATGAGATACAAGCAATATTAGATAAAACAACATTATTGATCGGTCACAATATTAATCATGACTTGCTGTGGATCTGGGAAACTGGATTTAAGTATGACGGCCCGGTGTGGGACACCATGTTAGCTGAGTACTTGTTACAGCGAGCACAAAAACAGCCACTATCTCTTGAAGCAGTGGCTGAGCGTAGAGATTTGCCTTTTAAAAAACAGGATACTCTGAAGAACTACATGAAGCAGGGTATGTCCATCGATGCTATTCCGTATGAAGAGCTTAAAGAGTATCTGTACGCAGATCTACAGACCACATTTTCTTTATACTATGAACAGAACTTAGACTACCGGGATGACGTAAATCGCATTTTAATGCCCGTGGTGGACCTAACGATGGAAACATGTGTGGTACTAGCCAGAATCTATCAGAATGGCTTCACGGTCAATACAGAAGCTCTGGAGGAGGTTCGTACTCAATTTGAGCAAGAGCGAGCGCAGTTACAAAATGAATTGCAGTTATTTGTGAGACAACTGATGGGCGATACCCCAATCAATTTAAATTCACCTGAACAGTTGTCATGGGTTGTGTACTCACGTAAGCCTAAAAACAAAACTCAGTGGGCTATGGATGCTGATCCATATATGAGTCAGGAACAGTTCAAACGACTCATAACTAGTTCAACTACGCCAGTGCGTAAAACTAAAGCAGAACAATGCAAGGATTGTAAGGGCAATGGTACTTACTATAAAAAGAAGAAGAACGGAGATAACTTTAAAAATGCAAGCAAATGTAGTGTATGCAACGGCACTGGATATATTCTCAAACCAATTAATGAACTAGCGGGCCTGAAGTTCACTGCCCCATCCGTTAAGTGGCACAGTGCTAATGGGTTCAGCACTAGTAAATCTAACCTTGAGTA